TGACGAGCCGCTTGGCTCTGTTAGGGACTTGATCATGCCAGCGTGAGTCTACCATCTCGTCTGCCGCCCTGTTCCAATCGCGTGCATCAACGCCAGCCTTCATACCCTTGAACTTGGAGAGGCGCGGACGCCCCATATTGAACATCATGTTAGCTATGATTAGCTGACACTCTTCCGGCAGATCATCAAAGTCAGAATACAGGACTTTGCACTCATCAATCGTGACAGCGACATCAAGAGCAAACGCTTGCCGCACACGCTCCTCAGAGACAGGCGTACCAACAGGCTGACCGTGTTCTGGGTCATCTTCCACAATTAGGTGCCCCAGACCCATCGTGGGCAGTGCTAAATGATCGAGGTACACTTCGTACTTGCAGCCCTCGTCCTCTGCAAGTTCCTGACGTAGCTTATCTTTGTTCATGCTTTGCGTGTCTTCTTCTTTTTCTTTTTCATGGCCTTGAAGTCAGCGCCAGTAATCTTGCTGCGCGGCTTTGCTGCCTTGGCAATAGTCTTTTGCTTCTTAGAATACATCATACCTGGCATTACTTTACTCTCCTGTACTTGCGAGTTTTCTTGGCAATCTTCTTGGGTTGTTTGGAAACTTGTTTTCCAGCTTTGGTAGCCTTGCGCTTGGCACGAGTAGTGGCTGCATATTCAGCAGAGGACAGAGACTTGATGGCTCTGGACGGTAGGTATCTTTCGCCTGTGGCTTTCGGACCCTGTGTTGATGGCTTGCCAGACTTGGTGCGCCACTTCTGCTTTGTCCAAGATTTAAGGCTGCGTTGTGATTTCTTGAGAGGCATCAGCGGTATCCCCCGCCCTTGGCTTTGTACTGCTTTGCAAGCATCTGCGCTTTACGCGCTGACCATTGACCAGGCTTGCCGCCCTTACCGCCAGACTTGATCTTGTTGAACAAGTTCTTGCGCATCGTAGGCTTGGTATAGTTACCAGCCTCGTTTACGCGAGACTTTGGCTTGCTTGCTTTGCGCTTCATTTCTTCAGTCCCTTGATGCCTCTAAGACCAAATGATGCAGCAATACTAGCATACATTGCCCACTGGAACCAATCCGGCGTGCGGCCCAGCGCATCGAACCCACGCTCAACATACGGCTGCAATGGCGGTATGAAGCACATGGCAATGATAGCTATAAACAGAATAGTCCAAGCCTCATCCTTCCAGCTATCCTTGCTGGCTTCGGCCATAATCTTTTCCCAGCCAGCTTCATGCGTGGCAGCAACCTTCATTACCTCAGCCTCAGCCTCAGCACGAGCCACCTTTACTTGACTCTTAGCAGCTTTCTCAGCAGCCTTGCCTTTCAGCCAGCCACCAGCCAGTTCACCTACAATGGGCAGTAAAGCCTGTATCATTTACTTTGTCCTGTTGTGCATGTCCCACATTATCGCTTCTCACTTCCAAGCCAAACAGCAAAAGCGCCAGTCATTGCGCCGCTGACCACACTCACCATCGCGGACTGCTGTGTAGTAATATCATCCAACGACATTCCCCATTCAATCACACGAATGTACATAATAGTCATTACAAACATCATAAAGCGCGGCAGTATCTTCCACTGCAAAACCTGTTCAGCACTCATTTCTGGCTATCCTTGATTGCTTTGAGGGTGTCATAAATATTGGGTGGCGGTGGCTGATCAATGTCCCATTGGCAGAGATATTCCTTTGGGCGAAACTCTCTAGGCGCAAACATCATAGTCTCTTGGGTATTGTGTGCGCCACGATACACACATGCTGTAGTTTTCTTATCAATCTTCATGCACTTGGTAAGTCGGCATACAGTCAGATCGTTAGCAGCTTGTGCAAAGGCACCCCGCATCCAGAAAGCAAACAGCAATATGCCAACTATGCCAAACAGAATAACGAGGCCAACACCTACGTTGCCAGCAGTCTCAATGTTTTTCTTTCTGCGTTTAACAGCAGCTTGCCTAGCTTTAGCCCTACCGTCCTTGGCTTCCTCACAGAACCGCTCATAGTCACGCCACAGACCAGGGCGACCAGACAGTATCATCAGTTCTTTGAGTTGCTTTTCTTTTTCACGGATCTGCTCAAGAGCCATAAACTCTTCAAGATCATTGCCGCCCACACCTCTGGCACGTTTCTTGTTGCCCTCTCGCATAAGGTCTTCTTTGCAAGAGACAAAGGTGCCAAGAGCCTTGCCAGCAGAAGCTAGTTCACGCCCATTCTGGATGGTGGTTTTAATGACTGCAAAGGCGGCATTGGCTGCTGCAAGTTCTGCTAACATCAGTACACCTTTGTGTCCTTATCTACCATGACTGGCAAACAGTAAGCTGTGATCTTCTGTCCTTGTTTATGCAGTCGTTGTGCAAAGTACACGCAGTCATCAACAGAGCGAAAATACATATCATTGCTCTTGAGACGTTGCTCTTCACCCAAGCCGACAAATACAAACAACAAGAAGACATGAATCATCCATTAACAATTAGCCCTATGAGCAAAACAATGGTGGTTCCAGCAGTGCCGATCATAATGTGTTCGATGCGCTTGATACGCAGGATAGTTTCCTTCCAACGCTCAGCGCAGACTGCCTCATGCGTGTCGATCTGAGACTGCACAGATGTGACGGTGGGCTTAGACATTATGCAGTGTACCCCTTGCCAGCCGTTACGGCAGCATTAACAGCGGTCATGTCTTCGCTGCCCCAATCGTCTTTTGCCACCATCAGTTCGAGGTGTTCGACGTTGCGATCAACGCAAGCCTGACGGTCAGTGGCGTCATCTTCTGCCATTTGTGAGCCAGCAATAATGGCATTTATAAGATCAACGGAATGACCCATAGCGGTGTAGTCTTGTGCAAGTTCTTCTGTAGTTCGTGCCATAGGGCTGCTCCTTATCTAATTAGCCATTCTTCAACAGTGACATTGCCGTCACTATCCGTCGCTACATCACGCATCTTAATCCAGCGGTTTCCTGTAGGTTGACCAGCGCGGAGCCGCAACTTACCCATCAAGCCGATTGTGTCCCACTCTTGCCGGTCTTCGCGTGACTGATAAGTCAGGCTGCTGTCATAGTCAGGATTTAGTGTGCGATCACCGTTAGCATCAAGAACATATGCGCCATAATCATCCCGCAGATATTTGCTTTTCCAGCGGTCACTGTCATCATCGCCTACGACTGCGGGTCGTGCCGATACTACGCCAATAATGTCGGATGCAGCGTCTGACGATGTTGCCCTGCGGATTTTTTCATCGACCATAACGACGCTGTAGCCACGACGATCTTCGTCAGAGGTATTACCGTCGCTCCATTCAAAATATTCTGCGTAGTCAGCACCACCGCCACTCCAAGACCCATCCGCAAAAGCATTGCCATCGCCGCGCAATCTAAATTCGTTGTCGCTGCTGTCGTTTGATTGGCATTTCAAAAAGTGCCAATTTGTATTTGATGATCTAAGCGCACGCCAAACCTGAATTTGACCACTGAAGCCTGTGTGTTCCGACCTAAATAACGCTATATCGCCGCCGCTTTCGGCATTACTCAAGAACATACCAGCACTGTCAATATAGGACATATCAAAAACGCCGCCGCTGTCAAAAAGAGCAACAATGTCACCGTCACCGTTTGACAACACGACGTTGTTATCGGATGTGCGGATGTCTAGGCCGTTTTGATTGCCGTTGTAGCGACCAATAACAGTGTTCTTGGAGCCTGTAGTTATTGTACTGCCAGCGTTTTCCCCTAAAAATGTGTTGTTTGTAGCGGTGGTCAGTGCATAGCCACTGTCTCTTCCGACACTAACGTTTCTTGCGCCTGTGGTCTGGGAAAATAAGGCGTTTATACCAACTGCTACACTTTTTGAGCCAGTAGTGTTGTTAACTAAAGCCTGAGAACCTATAGCAGTATGCAAGTCGCCTGTTGTGCTGTTTACGAGTGCCGCATATCCTACAGCCGTATTATTACTAGCAGTGGTACTTACTTTCAAAGCGTTCATGCCCACCGCTGTGTTGCTATGCCCCGTAGAACAGGTCAACAATGCTTGACTGCCCACCGCAGTGTTTTGAGCCGCAGTGGTGTTTGCAGCGAGTGCGTTGTAGCCAGCAGCAGTATTGTTGGCTGCGGTAGTGTTTGCACTCAAAGCACCCCTGCCAAGACCAGTGTTGTTGTCACCAGTAGTGTTAGAGCCAAGTGACGACTGACCAAAGCTAGAATTGTAACTGCCAGTAGTGTTTGCGTCAGATGAGAAGGCACCGACAGCGGTATTCTGTGCGCCGCTGGTGTTTGCAGACAATGCCCCAGCACCCGCTGCCGTGTTGTAACCACCAGACAAAGAGCCATCATCAAGAGCAGCATCACCGATTGCGACATTGCTTGTGCCTGTCGGATAGTTGCCGTCCAGCTTAATTGTGCCGCCGTCCACACTGACATTGCCAGCAACGGTGAGGCCGTCTGTCGTTAGGGTGCCGGTGACATCCTTGTCAGCGCTGTCTGCTAAATCTCTTGCTCTGCTCATTCGCTTGCCTCCAGTGCTGCCAGTCGTGTTTCAAGGTCAGCCCGTTGCGTCTCAAGGGTTTCAATCTTGGCGATGGCCTCGCGCAAGGCTC